TCACTGATTACTCGTTCTTCTGGTCAGATTCTTCAATCAAACTTAGAACTCTTGTTCAACAATGTGACTCTTAGGTCATTCCCATTCACCTTTGACTTTACACCAAGAGAACCTGCTGAGGCACAAATGGTGAAAAAAATTATTAGAACGATTAAAAAAGCAACTGTTCCCAAGAGAGGAAACGGTGTGTTTATTAATTCACCAGACTTGTTCCAGTTTCAATATGTTGCTGGTGGTCAAAGACAGCATCCATTCTTGAATAAGTTTAAGGTTGGTGTTGTTGAAAACGTATCTGTTGATTATACTGCTTCTGGAACTTATGCAACTTATAGTGATAGAACACCAGTACACGTTAGAATGAGTCTTTCTTTCAAAGAGATTAATCCAATCTACATGGAAGACTATGATGATGCTGCAGCACAAGATGGCGATTTTACTGTAGGAGGAGTTGGTTACTAATGTCTTACTTTAGAGAACTACCTGATATTTTATATCAGTCAAATTTACTACACAAAACTTCTTCTCAGGAGTACATCCGAATCAAGAATATCTTCCGTAGAGTGAAGATTCAAGATTGGATTCAAGATAATGTAAGATTTTTTAAAAAGTATACCATTCGTGATGGTGAAAGACCAGATACTATGGCGGAGAGATTATATGGTTCTCCCGATAGAGATTGGATTATTATATTGACTGCTGGAATCACTAATATTAAGAATGATTGGCCACTAAGTAATGCAGATCTCTATAGGTATGTTGAAGCAAAGTATAATATAGAATTAAATGATGTTCATCATTATGAAACAATTGAAGTAAGAGACAGTAAAGGTAGATTAATTTTACCAGCAGGACAAATAGTTGATGAAAATTTTAAAATTCCAACTCCCTATGATGCAGGAATAGAAGGTAACTTCTATGTTGGTGTAAGACCTCAATCAAGTAATATTGATTATAAAGCAGTTAATAGTGATATTAGTCCTATTACAGGTGTTTCTAACTATGAATATGAAACACAACTGAATGAAAGTAAAAGACAGATTGATGTGATGAAACCAATATACCTTCAACAGTTCTTAAATGATATGAGAGAGTTGATGAACTATAAAGAAAGTTCCCAGACAGTCAATAGTAAACTACTGACCACTGAGAACACTAGACTTATTGGACCATAAGAGATCCAAACTTTTATCAAACACCATTACATAGCGGTGTTTACGAGATCTATCTCTCCACTCACCTTCCGAATCTCCAATCTTTCCTCTTGAGTGTTTGGTACCGTCTGAAAAGAAGAAATCTTTTTTTGCATCTGATAGACCACAATACTTAAAGTTACAAGCACGATAGATTGTGCCATCATGAAAGTCACTATCAGCGTATGAAATAATTGCTCGGACTTTTGTTTCTTTTCTAAGTTTTTTAATCGCTCTTGAAACAAACCAAGAAGTAATGTTGTACTCTTCCTGCTGAGTGTTGGGGTGGATGCAGAGTCTTGAGAGTTCAAAGAGTCCTTGCTGCTCATTTCTTTCTAATCCGAAAGCGCCTTTTGCTATTTCAGGAACAGGGAGACCTGTAAAAATACAGACTCCCTGGATACCTCCAATATTCAGAGGACAAAATTCGTTGTTTTTATATAAACCGTAATTGTAACCCGACTTAAATCCTTTGGAGATATCTTTTAAATAATGAAACCGCAGAAGTAAATCTGCGGCGTCGGATTTAGTTACACGATTTATTGTATAATCAGATTTCACTCTTCAGCAAGACGTGCAAAATAGGACAGTGCGTCATCATCATCACTAGAAGAAGAACTAGAAGTAACGATGTCTTCTGCGTTGAAGTCACCAGGGGTAGAAGTCACTGCGGGAGCAGTACCACGGTTAGAAGCGCGGAAATCTTCCTCTGCTTCAACAGTTTCTTGATCTTGGAACTTAGGAGTACCCTTGTTACCAAGGACATAATCAAGACGAGTCTTCAGAACATCATAGTCTTTGAACTGATCAGCACCAACAAATTCTTGGAGAGAAGATTGCTTCTTCCAGATTGCTTCCATTGCGTCATCGTCGTCAAGGAGAGCAGAAGGACGTGCGAACTCAGAAGAGTCATAGTTACGATAACCAGCAACATTCTTTGCTTTCAGTTTGAAGTTAGCACCCTGCCAGAAGTCAAAGGGATCAATTGCTTCCTCGTCCTCAAACTCAGGTTGCATTGCGGCAGTAATCTTATCAAAGATTTTCTTACCGAACTTATACAACATCACGCGACCTTCGTTCTGAGGGTTAGCAGGATCTTTTACAACATAGATGTTGCTGATGTAAGTTAGTTTACGCTTCTGCTTACGGGCAGAATCTTTACCTGCATCAGTACCGTTGTTCCACAGCATCGTGTTGTATTCAGACACAGGGTCTTTCTGACCTAAACTAGTCAGAGAGTTTTCAATATACCAACCACCAGGACCCTGGAAGGCGTGAGAATATAGTTTAACGAATGGAAGATCTTCACTATCGGGTGCAGGTAGGAAACGGATAACGGCATAACCATTGCCGCTCTTATCACACTCCAGTTTCCAGAAACGGTCATCAGCAGAACTGCTACCGTTGTTGTTCATCTTTTCAACTTCCTTGACCAATTTTTGAGTCAGGGAACCAAGTTTGGATTGCTTTTTAAGGTCTGCGAAAGACATTTGGATTACCTCAGATTAGATTGGATTGTTTAGATTTGCTTGGATATTATAGCAAAGAAACCCTCAGGCGTCAATAAATTTTTTGAGTGCCTCGATGGTTGCATTCATACTATTAAAAAGCATAATTATGTCGGTCTCTGCGGGAAAACCCATCATTGCGACCGATTTGCGAAGATTCTCTTTCATCTCAACCGCTTTAGGGTCGTCCGAAAGAGATAATCTAGTATACATCACACGTTGCTTTTCTAGCATGTCTGATAAAATTTCGACATGTTTCAGTTTGTCCTCATTGGACATAGCACTAAAGTTGAAGAGGGAACCATAAATTTCCTCTTGCAGTTCATTGATTTCTTTTAGTTCATCCTGAATAATTTCAGAATCAAAAAAATTACTCATTCTCTGCTACTATCTCAGTTTCTTCAACTTCTTCAGTTTCTTCAACAGATTTTTCAATCTGCTCAAGCACATCAATAGCACCGTCAAGTCTCAATATAGTTGCGTGAAAATTTTCAAGTTGTGCTTTAATTTCTGCTCTCTGTTTAATAAGATTTTCAAGAACAGTTTTGTTTTCAAGAGCCATTACCAATAATCTCCTTTAGAATTTTCTTATAGTTGAATACATCAATATTTAGAAAGGGTCCATATTTTTTTAATTTGAGACCTACGGTTTCCCACACTGGATCAGTTAACTTCTTATCAAAGTTTTTTGAAAAATAAAATATTTTTTCCCAAATTATAAAGTTTTCTAGTGAAAGTTTTCCCCCTAGATACGCTTTAAAGATCTTTGGGTGTCCCTTGGAACAGTCGAATAGACTCTCTAATTCGTTCTCCGATAGCAATTCGGTGCTTTGTTCTTTGAACAAGTATCTGGAACTCTGCTGTCGTTTCATCCACTCGGCGTATGTCCTTTCTCCAGAATTGATAATTTCTCCAATCCACAGGTTTTGTGGGTTCTCAGCAGCAGAAAAATTAGATACTAAAAAATCAACAACTTCTTCATCAGAGTACTTACGAGAGGTTTTCTCAAACCAATATTTATCGCGACGTTTGTTAAATGACGCAACACTTGCTCGAGTTTTTGCTCCGTATTTGAAGAAGTCGTATTTGGGATTTGTGAAATGATTCTTTAGTGACAGATAATGTTGGTAAGTTTCAAAAGGCGTCACAATCATAAAGGCAATTTCGCTCTCGATGTTCTCTTCATAAAATTAAGCCTTGTAGCATCCCACTTAAGTTTTTCTTTTAGTGGTTTAGAAACAAGTTTCGTTACAGAGTCTACCTCAAGTTCGTTGATTTCACAATAGTGTACAATAGCATCAATGTAGTTGAGTTTTTCTTCTGCAACAATTTTTTCAATCTCTAAAGCAAATTTGGAAGGAGTTAGAAATTTACTTGCAATTGCCTTTTCTAGTTCTTTATTCGGTTCCATAAAGTTCCAATTTATCTGTAACAAACTTTCTAATGTATTCGGTGAGAAGTTTGATGTACTTTGATTTGTCTCTTTCTTCGTAGACGACGCATTCTCCATTTTCACAAGCCATAATGATTACAAATTTTTTGATCGGAATACCAGTCATTTCATACAACATACATCCATATGCCGCACATTGTACAAAGTAGTGGTCAATCCACTCTCGTGGTTTCGGTTTTTTTGAAGTCTTAAAGTCAATTATTGCTAATTCACCCTCGTATTCTGCAATACAATCGACAGTACCAGCAATTCCTAACTGTTTACTATATAGGGACCTTTCAAGGGCATGAATATTATCAATTTTATTAAGATTAGATTTTGCAATCTTAAATAAAAACTCCGAAATTGGTTGAACCTTTGGAAGTTTTTCATTTTTCAGATGACATTCAGAAAGAGTGTGCATATCTGTACCACGACTAGTTGCCTTTTTTGTGATACGATCTGCTTCCTCATTACCAACTCTTTTTCTCCACTTAACAAAGATCTCCTTATTAAAATGACTGGTTACCGAGGTGATGGAAACCAATCGGAGGAGTTTTTCTTCATCGGGAACAGAGTAATATCTTACTCCATCAATTGTCTCCCTCTCAAGTTGAGGGAGACTCACATCAACATGATTAAACATCAAAAACCAGATTCCATTTTTGCAATAATATACTCTTTGACGAGTCCAGAACGAACAATATCGTCAACGCCAAATTCAATTATATCAAAGGATTCCATTTTACGCAAGATACTAATAAAATCAACAATACCATTCTTTTCTTTATCTTTCTGCAAATCAGATTGACGTGAATCACCACAAAAACAAATCTTAGTATTTTCACCAACACGGGTAATGATACTATCCAATTCATGAAAATTCAGATTCTGAAATTCATCAACAATTACAATTGCATTATCAAGAGTCGTTCCACGCAAAAATGAAGTCGACCAGAATTTAATAGATTCCTGAGACTTTAAATTTCCATAAAGCATCTCAAAGTCTGCATCACTAGGCATCTGGAACATATACTTCACCATATTCTTATAAGGAATCTGGTAAATATCTGCCTTATCCTCATGAGAACCAGGTAAGAAACCGATCTCTCTGGTCGCTACAAGAGACCTCACAAGATAGATTCTCTCATAAGGTGTATTCTCACTTAGAACATCACGAAGTGCATTATAGAGAGTAATGAAGGTCTTACCAGTTCCTGCACAACCATAAGCAACAATATGCTTTCCTTCATTATATGAATCAAACAACTGTTTTTGATTATCTGATAATGGATCAATATCAACCAGATACTCTTGACTTAGCGGTTTCTTACGTTTCATCTGTTTTGCAGTAAGACCAACTCCGATTGGTTGGTCATCTTTTGCAGATGCTCTTTTTCTTCTTGCCATTAGATTTTATTTACAGTTGAACCAGGTGCTTTAGATGCTTTTGCAAGAACATCATTCCATCCAGGATTTTTAGAGATCAATTTATTTTGCCAGTCTCCAACTTCCTGAGCAGATGCACATCCCTTACTCCAATCTTTATCCCAATCGGGATTATCTTTACGCCATTGCTCATAATTTGCAATAGTCATATTCAACTGTTTTTCTTCCCCAGTTTTGCTGTTCTTTACAGGATATACAGGCATAATACTAAACTCAAGGTAATTTATTTAGATCCATTCCAGTGCTTCTGCCACTGTTGGAAATTGCTCTACAAAAACTTTTTTACATGCTTCTGCAATGTCCATGTGCTCTTTTTGAGTTCCGTGAGCAGAACGCAAATCGATATAATGAATCCATGAACGACATGATCCACTCATATAAATTCTGGTTGGTACTGCCAAAGGAAGCACAAATCTTGAACATTCCTTTGCAATTCCAGCAGCAAGCATTTCTTGATACAGTTGCATAGCATCATCAAAGTGCTTTTGAATCTTAATTTCAAAATTTTGACGAATATGAGGATTAATATCATCAATAGAATTTTGACGATTCTTTGTATCTTGTCTTCTTAGATCAAACAAAGGAATAGTATCGGCAAGCATTGATGAGTCTGCATACCTCTGAGAAAACTCCTGGAATGTAAAACTCCGATGACGCAAGATTTGAGCCGCAAGTCCTCTTGTGGTCTCAATTTCAAGAGTCATAAATGACTGCTCAAAGACACTCCAGTGTTGATGTTTGACGCAATACTTAAGAAGACCAGCAACCTTTGGATTCTCTTGATTAGAAGGATTTGACACTCGTGCCACATATCCCATCATTTTTTCA